CCTCGGGCGTCGTGGCGGTGAAGGGCGAGAGCACCGTCAATCTCGCAGCCAGCGGGCGACTCTTTCACGAATTCAAGCCGCCGCTCGGGCAGCGCGCTTTCGGCATCAGCGTCGATCACTACAAGGATCGGTGGTCGGCTGCTCTGCGGCGCTCGTGGGACGGCATGGCGCTGCAGCCGGCCGGGCACTTCAATGCGCCGCTCGACGTCACCGACGACCAGCTCAAAGAGCTCACGCGTGAAACGAAGGTCGAGAAGATCGACCAGCGCACGAAGCAGCGCGTTGGCTGGGAATGGCACCGTCCGAGCGGCGCAAAGAACGAACTCTGGGACTGTCTCGTTTACGCGAGTTCGGCTTTGGACATGTTGGCTTGGGATTACTGCCGACTGCAGCTCGAGCTCGAGCAGGTGAACTGGCAGCTCTTCTGGGACTTCTGCGAGGGCGGCGCCTTCTACCAGCGGATGAGCTGATGGCCTCGGAATTCTGGGAACAACGGCTTGCGGCGCTGTACCTGCAGGTCACAGCGATCGACGGCGCTTTGCTCGCGTTCGCGACGGACTCCGTGCAGAGCTACACGCTCGACACGGGACAGACCCGCGTCACTAAGACGCGCGCGGACATTGGCAGCCTGAACCTGCAACGCGAGCGCATGCTCAACGAGATCGCCGTGCTCGAGGTTCGGCTTGGCAAGTGCCACGGGTCCCACTTCGGCGGCCCCGCCTTCTGATGGGTTTCTTCGACTTTCTCCGACCGCGGCCGCCGCAGCTCAAGGCGATCCACGTGAACGATCTGCCGTACGTGCGCCCGCCGCGCCCGTTCGGTGGCGAGAAGTTCCCGGGCGGGCTCGGCGCGGTTGAGCTCCCGGCACTCGATTACTGGACGCTGCGGACGCGCTCGAGCGAGTTCTTCGAGCGAAAGCTTTTCGCGCGCGGCATCATTCGGCGGCTCGTCTCGGCAGTCGTCACGGCCGGGCTGTACCTCGAATGCACGCCGGTCGAGTCGCTGCTCGGGATGCCCGAGGATGCCCTCGCCGATTGGTCCGAGGACGTCGAGCAGCGGTTCGCGCTCTGGGGAAAGGAACCGTTCCTCTGCGACAACTGCGAGCAGAGCACTTTCGGCGCGCTGCAAGAGACGGTGTTCCGCGAGGCCCTGATCGCCGGCGATGTGCTCGTGACACTGGTCGTTGCGCCCGGCACGCGGATCCCGCGGATTCGAGTGTTCCGCGGCGACCTGGTGCAGACACCGCTGCTGCGGCAGGAGCTCGCGCCCGGGCATCGGCTCGAGCACGGCGTGGAACTCGACGCGCAAGATCGACACGTGGCCTACTGGGTACGGCAGCGCGACGGCTCGTCTAAGCGCTTGCCGGCCTGGGGCGAGAAGAGTGGGCGGCGGCTCGCCTGGCTCGTGTACGTGACGGACAAGCGCGTGGACGAGGTGCGCGGGCAGCCCCTGCTCGGCCTCGTTCTGCAGAGCATCTCTGAGCTCGACAAGTACCGCGACTCCACGCAGCGCAAGGCGGCGCTCAATAGCTTCCTCGCAATGTGGGTCGAAAAGTCGGAAGAGCGCCCCGGCTCGCGCGCTCTCTCGATGGGTGCTCAGCGCGCGGACAGCGTGATCGCGAAAACGCAGGACGGCTCAGACTCGCGCGAATACAAGGCTACGCAGTACCTGCCCGGCATGGTCGTCGAGGAGCTGCAGGTCGGCGAGAAGATCCATCAGATCGGCGCGAACGGCACCGATGACAAATACGGCGACTTCGAAGCCGCGGTGCTGAACGGGATCGCGTGGGGCTTCGAGATCCCTCCTGAGGTTTTGCGGCTCTCGTTCTCCTCGAACTACAGCGCTTCGAAGGCGGCCGAAAACAACTTCGCGGTGTATCTGTTCAAGGCGCGCACGTTCTTTGGCGAGCAGTTCTGCCACCCGGTTTACGTCGAGTGGCTGCTGTCAGAGGTGCTTGCAGGCAACATCCAAGCGGCAGGGCTGATCGCCGCGTGGCGCGCTCCTGAGCAGTACGTGACTTTCGGCTCTTGGACGTTCGCGGACTGGTCCGGCAACGTGAAGCCGAGCGTCGATCCGGTGAAGCAGGTTACCGCGTACGACCGCGCGATCATGCGCGGACTCATCGCTCCGGAGACGGCCGCGCGCGAGTTCAGCGGCCAGAAGCTATCGAGGAATCTGCGCTCGCTCGCGAAATACATGGCGGCCCTCAAGGCCGCGGGTGTGCCCGACGTGCAGCCGAAGCCAGCCCCCGCGCTGCCCGGCAAAGGTCCGGAGCGTGAGACCGAGGACGACGCCGGCGACGACGAGAAGGACACGGAGGAAGCAGCGTGACTCTCTGGCTCATCGAGAAGAGCGCCCTCGAGGCAATCGAGCGCGCGCGCAACACCATCACCCCGACGCCAGAGCAGCTCGCCGCGTTCGAGGCGCGGTTCGAAGCGGCCGCCGGCGACGAACCGACCCCCCGCCCTCCACGTGGCGTCCAGCTCGAGGGCAGGACGGCGAAGATCGCGGTATCGGGCACGCTCACCAAGCGCCCCGACTTCTGGTCTTATTTCTTCGGTGGCGGGAACACGACCTACGCGGGGCTGCAGTCGGCGATCGCCTTCGCGGACGCTCGGACCGACGTGGACGAGATCGAGTTCGTGATCGACTCACCCGGAGGGCAACTCGAGGGTCTCTTCGAGACGATCGCCGCGATCCAGGCATCGCAAAAACCGAAGCGGGTTACCGCGAGCAAGGCGACCTCGGCAGCCTACGCGCTCGCCGCCGTTGCGGGACCGATCACTGCGGCAGCACCGGCGAGCACGTTCGGCTCGATTGGCGTCGTTGCCGCGTACTACGTAGACAGCTCGATCGTCGAGATCACGAGTTCGGCAGCGCCGGCGAAGCGGCCTGACTTGAAGACCGAAGAGGGTCGCGCGATCGTGCGTGCCTACCTCGACGAGCTGCACGATCTGTTCGTCGAGGCGATCGCGACGGGGCGCAGCACGAGCGCTCAGCGCATCAACAAGGAATTCGGCGCAGGTGCGTTGCTCACTGCTGGTGAGGCGCAGCGGCGCGGCATGATCGATGGCGTCACACGGCCGCAACTGCGGACCGTGGCGTCGAACAACACCACGCCCCGTGCGGGCGAAAGGAAGGCAGCGATGGATCTGAAGACCCTACGCGCCCAGCACCCCGAGCTCGTTACGGCGCTGCTCGAGGAAGGGGCAAAAGAGGAACGTGACCGCGTGGTCGGGTTCCTGGACCTGGCCGAGCACGCTGGAGCAGCCGGCGCAAAGCAGGCCGCAAAGGACATTCGCGAGGGCGCCAAGGCGAGCCCCGCGAGAGCCATGAGCTACATGGCTCTCGCGCTGAACAAGCGCGATCAGGACAACCACGAGGCCGACTCCAAGCAAGCGGAGCAGGCCACGGCAAACGCAGCGCCCGGAGCCACTCCGGCGCGTGACCTCGGCGACGTTCTCGCGGACTCCCTCGGAGCTCCGCAATTGAAGGCGGCGGTCTGATGCCCAACGTAGTTACCGAACACCTCGATCCGCGATGCGTCGCGATCGGCGCCGTCGAAGGCGTCGAAGCGCTCGTCGCATTCGCCGGCTCCGACACGTACGCCAAGGGAACGATCCTCGGGCGTAAGACGACTTCGGCGGATACCTATGCCGGCGTCATCACCGGCACAGGCACGCGCGTTCCGACCATCTCGGCGCGCGCGGGCAAGAGCCTCAAGGTGGGCGTGTACACGCTCGTGGCGGGCACGCTTTCGAGCGGCGTCGGCACGTGGACCCTCACCGATCCCGACGGCCAGACGCAGACGGACACGACGTCCGCAGCCGGCGAAGACATGCAGTTCCCGGCGCTCGGCGTGGACGTGGCAATCGCGGACACGGGCACCAACTACGTGACGGCGGACTCGATCGCCTTCACCGTGGCGGCAGCGACGGGTAAGCCGGTCTATGCGCCGTACGCGGCGACCGGTGTCAACGGCGCAGGGAACCCGAACGCAGTCCTGCTCGATGCGCTCACGCGCGCAACGGCGGGCAACGAACCAGCGCGCCCGATCGTGCGCGGGGACGTGAACCTGGCGATGCTCGTGATCGACGGTGGCGGGACCGTTGGACACGACCTGGTCGACAAGCTCCGCGTCAACGGGATCTTCCCGTGGAGCGCGACCGAGCTCGGCAAGTACGACAACACGGCGCCGACGCCCTGATCGCGCCCCCCTGAACCATCAAACGTAGAAGCAGGAGACCACTGTCATGAGCGATCTCAGCACGCGGCGTTTTCTCGCCCAATACGAGGAGGACGCCGGCGCGCCGACGTTCCTCGCGTCGTTCTTCCCGACCCGACCCGAGGACATCCACAATGCGGAGGACGTCGAGATCGACGTTCGCCGCTCGGGGCGTCCGATCGCGATCGTCGTCACCGACTGGAAGAGCGGCGGCCACAAGAACACCATCGACCTCTACACGAACAAGCGTTTCCGCCCGCCGATCCTGAAAGAGGTGTTCGAGCTGAATCACGGCAATCTGATGACCCGTGAATTCGGCAGGACGCCTTTCGAAGAGCCGGACTTCATGGGCCACGCTCAGCGTACGCTGCGCTCGGGTGTGACCAAGATGGTCGACAAGATCCGGCGCACCGTGGAGCTGCAGGGCGCGCAGATCCTGCAGAACGGCACCGTGTCGCTGATCGACGAGACGGGTGCGGTCCGCTATACGCTCGACTACGGGATGGACACCGACCACAAGATCAATGTGGGTGTCGACTGGGACGAAACGAACGCAGTTCCGATCACGAACCTGGAGGCGGCGGACGACACGGCGCGCACGAACGGGAAGTTCGGACTCGACACGTGGATCTTCGGTGACTCCGCGTGGGGTACATTCCGCGAGAATGCCCAGGTGATCAAGCTCCTCGACAACCGCCGGATCGAGCTCGGGGCAATTGCACCCGAGCGACGGCCGCAGGACGCGATCTTCCAGGGCTACATCACGATCAACGGAATGCGGGCGGCCATGTACACGTACAAGGCCAGCTACGATCATCCGCAAACCGGAGCGGACACTCGCTACTTGAGCCCGTGGAACGTGATCGGTCTGGCGAGCAACGCGCGCCGAAGCGCGACCTTCGGCGGCATCCCCCGGCTCGTGCCGGTGGACCCACGCCTCGGCGCGCTCGGGATCGGCTCGGTGATCGCTCCAGCCGCCGGCCTCGCCCTCACCACGAACGCATGGGTCGATCCGGAAGGAACGAACATCTCCGCGTCCGTGGCAACGCGCCCGCTCCTCATCCCGACCGCGATCGACACTCACGTCTGCCTGAACACGAAGGTGACGTGATGGCTACGGCCAAGCCTTCCTCAACGGAACGCCAGGCCGTGGCTCCTGCCCAGGCGTTTCGACGCTATGTCGTGGCGCCCGGGCGGGGGAGCTTCCAAGTCCCCGGCGGCTCGCGCGGACCGGGCGACGAGGTGCGCGCCGAGGACTTCCCGGGTGGGCTCGAGCGCATCCGGGAGCTCGTCGCGGCTGGGTACCTCGTCGCGCGATGAGCCTGATCGCAGACGCGGCGGCGACCGTCCGCAGCATCCTCGAGGACGTGTCCGGCGGCTTCGGTGTGGAGTTCACGCTGACCGAACCGGGCGGGTTCTCGGCCCTCGTGCGAGGGTTCTCTGCGGACATCGCCGCCGTCATTGACCCGGAGACTGGACAGGCCGTGAGCGGCCGACGCGCGACCTTCGCGGTCTCGATGGCGACGCTCACGGCAGCCGGCTTTACCGAACTGCCGCGTGGCGTCGCCGACTCGAGCTCACGCCCTTGGGTGGTCACGCGCGGGGCTGCCCGATTCAAGATCATCGAAGCAACTCCCGATCGCTCCGAGGGTGCACGAATCGTGACCGGAACACTCGAAGCCTATCGCTGAATGCCCGCCCGCATTCAAACCCTGATCGACAAGGTCGACAACGCTGAGCTGATTCGCGACGAGATCGCGGCGATCCTGCTCCTCGAGTCGACGAGTCAATACGATAAGGCGCTGAACGGCCTGGTCACGCCGGGGCGCGCATTCGACTTCTCCGCCGGCATCGTCCCAAACGCCGGGGACGGCGCGCTCGGAGCGCTCTCCGGGACGCGAGTAGCCGGCGCGTGGACGATCACTTGCACGGCCGCAGCTCCCGGCGCCGGGACCTTCGAGGTGCGTAACCCGAGCGGCACACTCGTCGGCACGGTCAACACGATGGGAGCGCATGTCGTGGCCGGACTGGGCTTCACGCTCACCGCTGGCGCGACCGACTTCGCCATCGGCGATGGTTTTCTGGTGCAGTATCCGCCCAACCCTGAGAACTGGCGCCTGCGCATCTTCAGCGAGCGCTCGAATCCGTGGGCGGAGTACGAGGCTGCCGAAGACGAGGACCTCGACACGACGCCGCTCGTCAATGTGGCTCTCGACGCCGGCACCTACGATCCGTCGAAGTCCGATCTGTTCCGCCGGCAACACGCGGTCATGACCTACAACGTCGACTGCTACGGCTGCGGTCGGAGCACTGAGCTCCCGAGCGGGCACGAGCCTGGCGACGCGCTCGCGGGGCTCGCGGCGCAGCGGGCGGTGCGGCTGGTGCGCAATATCCTGATGAGCGCACCGTGGTCCTACTTGGGCCTGCGCGGACTCGTCGCTCGCGTCTGGCCGTCGCAACTCGATATCTTCCAGCCGCAGATCGACCAGCGCCCGGTGCAGCACATTGTCGGCGCCCGCCTGGCGCTCGAAGTGCAGTTCAACGAATTCTCGCCGCAGTACGTGCCGGAGATCCTCGAAGGCATCTCGCTCGAAGTGCGGCGTAACTCAGTCACCGGTCAGCTCTTGTTGGCCGGACAGTTCGAATACACCTGATCAAACTCCGCGGCTCGGTTGACGTGCCGCCCGACTCCACTCGAGGAATACGATGCCTCTATCGTCGTCTGCCGTCTCGCACGTCCTGAGCATTGAGACCCCGTACCAGCCGCGCGAAGGCAGTGCCGCGCGCGCTCTGCCGCAGCGGATCGCCGTGTTCGCGCAGGGCCAGGCCGGCTACACCTACTCGAGCGACAAGTGGACCTTCACGAACCTCGCGGCAGTCGTCAATCGCTTCGGGCCGCGGTCGCCGATCAACGCGATCATGCGCCAGCTCAAGCCCGTGGACGGCAGCGGCGTCGGCGCGGTGACGGTCACGATCTATCCCCTTCCGGCCAACCCGGGCGGTGGCGCTGCGCAAGCCGTGGGCTCGATCACGCCGAGCGGCACGGCAACGCAGGCCGTCTCGCACCGCGTGCGCTTGGGCGGATTCGTGACGGAGCCGTTCGCGATCGCAGCGGGCGCGCTGACCGGCGCGCTGCTCACCGCCGCTTGCCGCGGCGCTCGCGACGCGCTCGATAAGCACCCCTACATTCCGGCGCTCGCGACGTACACCTACGGCTCGCCGACGGTGGCCTATACGCGCATCGGCACCGGCGGAGCGAGCGACGGCACGGCCACCACATTCACGACGACGGGGCAGCCGAAGCCGGGCGTGTGGCGGCTCACCTGCACGGCTGGGGCCGCGAACGCCGGGACCTTCGAAGTGCGCGATCCCGACGGGATCCTGGTCGGGACCGTGAACACGATGGGAGCGCATGTCGTCGGTGGACTCGGTTTTACCCTCACGGACGGTACGTCGGACTGGGACGTCGGCGACATCATCGACATCACCGTGCCGGTGACGAACGTCATCGTGACGTCGAGCTGGTACGGGGCGAGTGCGAACCAGCTCAAGATCGAGATCCTCGACGCAACGTTCGGCGACGTGTGGACCACGGTGCAGCCGACGGGTGGCCTCGTGAATCCCGATGTCAATCCGGCGCTGGCACAGGTGGGCAACACCTGGGAAACGTTCGTGCTGAACGCGCTGGAGATCGCGGACACCGCGACACTCGACAAGTTCCTGGCGTGGGGCGCACCGCGTTGGGGCGGACTCGTGCGGCGGCCGGCGATCGTGGTCACCGGCAACACGATCGCCGCGGTCGACTCGGCAACGGCCGTTGCTGCCGCGCGCGGGACGGACAACGTGAACGCGCAGCTCGTCGCCCCCGGCTCCCCGAACCTCCCGTTCGTGGCAGCCGCAGCAATGCTGGCCAAGATCGTCGCCAGCTTCAACACCGACGCGGCGAGCGATCCGATCGGTCTGCAGGTGCCGGCGCTCACTCCGGGCGTGGACTCGGTGCAATGGGACTACCCGCAGCGCGAGCTCGCGGTGCTCGCGGGGAGCTCGACCACCGAGGTTGTCGACAACGTGATTCGCCTCGGTGACACGATCATGTTCTATCACCCGACGGGCGAGGATCCGCCTGCATATCGCTACGTGGCCGACGTGGTGAAGCTGCAGAACACGCTCTACAACTTCGAGCTCGAGTTCACCAAAGCGGAGTGGCAGGGCGCACCGTTGCTCTCCGATGGGCAGAGCAGCGATCATCCGCGCGCGAAGTCCCCGAGCGACGCGAAGGCGGCCGCGGCGACGGTGCTCTACCGGCTCGGTCGTTCCGCGATCCTCGACAAGGTGGCGGAGTCGCAAAAGGCGATCAGCTCCGTCAAGGATCCCACGAACTCCAAGCGCATGAACCTCGTGGTCCCGGTCGTGCTCGCGGGCACGGTCAACGTGATCGACCTCGTGATCCCTTGGAGCTTTAGCTACGGCTGAGCCGGGGTCTGGTTTTTCTTCAGAAGGAAAGGGCTAGCAAATGGCAGCAGTAGGCGGACCCCCAAGCAGAGTGTCGATCGCCGGTCGGCAATTCCCAGGCGCCGGCGACGCGGCTCCGACTCTCGATCTCGGCGGCTTCTCGAAGGAGCTCGAGCCGAACGGCGACGCGCAGTCTGGTCGCTGGATCAAGACGCCCAAGCCGTGGAAGGCGGAAAGCGTCGTGATCGCGATCGATCACGAGCGCAACGACCTGCAGTTTTTGCAGGAGCAGAGCAACTCGCACACGAACGAACCCTGCAAGATCGAACTCTGCACAGGCGAGGTCTATCAGGGCTCCGGCTCGGTGATGGGTGACGTCAAGGTGGCTCTCGACAAGGCGACGGCAGAGATCATGCTCGGCGGTCCGGGGGAGCTCACGCTGCAATGAGCTCCGAACCGAAGGTCGCGAAAGACGTCGCGGAAGCCGAGCTCAATCGGTATCTCGAGGCGATGGATCTGGACGCGCGCATCTCCCTCGAGCGCTGCACGGATGCCGATGATCGCAAGTCACTAGAGGACCTGCGCTGGACGTTGGTGCGGGCCATCCAGGAGGGGCATCTTGTGATCAACGAAGATGGGACCGCGGAGCTGCACCCGAAGGTCGGCAACACCGAACCGGTGAAGTTCCCAGAGCCGGACGCGCGCGCTCTCATCGCCATGGATCAAGCGAAGGCGGACCACTCCGTGGAGAAGAACCTCCACATGCTGGGCAAGTGGACGGGCCTTAATCCGGAGCGATTCAAGGCGATGAAGTTCCGCGACTTCCGTGTGTGCGCGGCGCTGGCCAGGCTTTTTTTAGCCTAACCGCGAACACGAAGCTCGTCCGCAACGGAGCGGACGTAAGGCTCGCCGTGCACACGCTGCCCGCCGTGTACGGCGAGATGATCTTGCAGATTTGCTCCGCGTTCCCGGGGCTGCCCGACGTTCGCACCATGACGCTCAGCGAGATTCGCTGGTTCTACGACGGCGAGCGTCCGATGCTCAGAGAACACACGAAGCCCAAAGCGAAATAGATGGCCGGCCGCTTCTCGATCTTCGCCGACTTCGGTGCGAACGACCGCATCACGGGTCCAGTGCGCCGGATCAAGACGGGGCTCGCCGGCCTCGGACGCGGGATCAGTGCGGCGTATCGACCGTTTGGCGCGCTCAGCAGTGGCCTCGCGAAGTTCACGCAGTTCGCGTCGCCAGCGATCGACCATTTCCAGGGCATTGCGAAAGGGGCGCTCGGCGCGGCTGCAGCCTTGGCGACGCTCGCTGAAGTGCAGATCCTGAAGACGGGGGCGGAGTTCGAGAAGGCGCTCAGCAACGTGCGCGCCGTTGCTGGACCAGACGCCGGCAAGGGCATAGACGCGCTCGGGAAAAAGGCACAAGAGCTCGGGCCGAAGTTCGGTTTCGCCGCTACTGAGGTCGTCGGCGCGGCCGAGTCGATGGTCAAGTCGGGCTACTCGCTCACCGAAACCATGGCCGGCCTGCAGGGGATCCTTGCGGGCGTCGCTGCAGACGGCGGCAATCTCGAAGAGGTGAGCGCTGGGATCATGGCGTCGATGAAGGGCTTGGGCCTCGGCGCCGATCAGGCGGGCTCGTTCGTGGACATGCTGGCAAAGGCCGGCGACACGACGGCAGCGAGCATCTCGACGCTCACCGAGTCGATGTCCAAGTTCGGCCCGATCGCGCGGCAATTCGGGATCCCCGTCGAGTCCGCAGTGGCGCAGCTTGCGTTGCTGCAGGACGCCGGCCTCGACGCGAGCTCTGCAGGCACGTCGCTCGCCGCGGTGTACAGCAAGCTCGCAGCGCCGGCGGGCGAAGCGCAGAAGCAGATCGCCAAGCTCGGCCTCGTGCTGAATGACGCGAAAGGCAATCTGCTGCCGCCGACGCAGCTCCTCGCGAACCTGCAAGCGGGGCTCGCCAAGGTTCAGGGCACGGCCGCGAAAGCGGACGTGATCAAGGATCTGGTTGGCCTCGAGTCGCAAAAGGCGCTCCTTAATCTGCTCGCGGACCTGGGCAAGCTCGACGGAATCACGGGTTCGCTGCGCGACTCGGCGGGCTACGCGGCGCAAGTCGCGAGCATCAAGACGGACAACGCGATCGGCTCGTGGGATCGCCTGAAGGCCGCGGTCGACAACATCTCGATCAGCCTGTTCGACGTTCAGAAGGGACCGCTGCGGGGGCTCCTCGATGGCGTGACGACGTGGCTCGAGGCGAACAAGGACGGCCTCGTCGCCGACTTCGGCGCTGGGTTCACTGCGTTTCTGGAGACGGCGAAGCCGCTCTGGGACACGTTCGTAGATGCGTTTATGGGCGCTTGGCAGGAGATGCGCCCCGCGCTGGGTTGGCTCCTGGATGGCACGGGCGACAGTTCGTGGCTGAAGACGTTCCAAGAGTTTGCGGTCATCCTCGGCAAGACCGCTGCGCTTACGGTCATGCTCGCCGGAGCAGTGGGCGGGACTCTGGTTGCTGGCTTCCAGCTTGCTGCAGCCGTGATCAACACGGTCGCGAATACCATCATGGGAGTCTGGAACACCGCGATCGCCGTCGTGGGCAAAACGATCTTCTGGATCTCGGATGCGTGGGACAACTTCGCCGCGAGGGTGAGCGCTCAGGGTCTGATGCAGACGCTGGCGGACGGGATCACGGCGTTCGCGTCGCTGCCGATCAAGGCGTTCAAAGCAGTCGTGGGGAAGATCCGAGACCTGCTCCCCTTCAGCCCGGCAAAGACCGGACCGCTGAAGGACCTCCACAAGGTCAAGCTCGTCGAGACCTTCACGGGCGCGATCGACGCGGCGCCGGCCGTGAAAGCCATGCAACAGGTGGCGAAGGGCATTGCCGCCGTCCCGTTCCCGGCGGTCAACGCGCGCGGGCTCGGCAGCGACGAGCAGGCGCAGCGCAGCGGCACACCTTGGGCGCCCCAGGTGGTCCCGCCGGCAGAGCGCAGCGCGGTGCGGATCGAGCGCTCGATCACGGAGATGCGCGACCGGCTCGAGATCGTGGTCCGGGCCGACGGTGGAACCGAGGCCGAGGTCACGCAATCGCCGAAGCGCGCGAACGTGCGCGTCGATGCGTCGGGGACCCTCTAATGCCGTTCGTCGCTGGCCCCATCGCGCGCGCGACCATCGACACCCGCGTGTTCCCGGGCGCGGGCGAAGCGGGACCGAAGATCGATCTCGGCGGTTACGTGAACACCACGCGGCGCATGGGCAGCGGCCGACTCGGCATCACGCAGGAGGCCAAGCCGTGGTCGATCTCGGGCCTGGCTCTCGCGGTGGCGATGGGCGAGGACGAGCCGCGCTTCGCCTTTGCCGCCCGGTTCATCAACGCGCTCGGCGGCGGTGGCAACGAGCCCGAGCCGGGCGGCCTCGAGTATCTCAACGAGGTCGCGCAACGCGCGGAGCTCGTGCCCTGCAAGCTCGAGCTCGTGGACGGGACCGTCTATCAGGGCGTCGGCACCATCGAGGGTCCGGTGGCGTACGACACTGCAACCGGCGTCGTGACTCTGGATCTCGCGGGCGAAGGCGAGCTCACTCCGGCGGGGTTCGTGTGAGCTTCAGTCTTGCGGCTGGCGCTGCGGCGCTGACTGGACTCCTGCAGGGCTCGTGGCGAGACCGGCTGCGGGAGGCGGCGTACACGTCCCCGAGCGGCACGCGAATCCGGTTCGAGTACGAAGAGGTCTCGCGCGAGTGGGACAAGCGCGGCACGGTCTTCGACTACCCCGGCGTGAGCGAGTCGTACGTCCAGCAAATGGGGCACTCGTCGCGGCGCTACCCGCTGGCGTGCTTTTTCTTCGGGGCGACGCACGATCTCGAGGCATCGGCGCTCGAGGCGGCGCTGCTCGAGGACGGGATCGGGCAGCTCGAGCACCCCGTGCACGGCAGGATCCCGGTGGTCCCGTTCGGCACGGTCACGCGGCGGGACGATCCGGCGAAGACCGCGAATCAGACGATCGTCGAGGTCACGTTTTGGACGACGCTCGGGGCCGTCTACCCGAGCGCGGGCAGCAACGCGCAGAACGAGATCCTCTCTGCGCTCGACGGCTTTGACGTCGCGATGGCGCAGCAGTTCGCGGACAGCGTCGACTTTGCGGGCGAAGCGAAGCGGCTTGGCGGTATCGCGACGGTGCGCAAGTTCCTGAAGGACGTGGGCGCGTCGATTGGCGCCGTCTCCGACGTCGTCTCGAGCGTGCGGAGCGAATACGACGAGGTGCTCAACACGATCCATCTCGGGATCGACGTACTCATCGGGCAGCCGCTATTGCTGGCGCAGCAGGTCGGTGACCTGATCAAGGCCCCGGCCCGCTCGCTAGCTGGCATCGAGTCGCGTCTCGAAGGGTACCGGCAGCTCGCCGAGTCCGTTTTCTCGTCGCCTCAGGGCAGCCCGACCGGCTCGCTTCAGGGCGCCGTCGGCTTGACCCGCGGCGGCCGCCGGGAGCTGAACGACTTTGCGACTTCGAACCTGTTCGCCATGCAGGCCGTCGCCGGCTCGGTCGCGTCGGTCTCTGCGGCGCAACTGGACGGCTCAGGCAACGCGGTCGCAACGCCGCAGTTCAGCTCGCGCACGCAGGCGATCGCGGCCGCGGAAGCGATCGCTGCGCAGCGTGACCAGCTCGTCGCGTGGCGTGACGCGGGGTTCGCGGCAATCGCCGCCGCCGGCGCGGGGAACTCGCAGCGGGACACGGGCGGCGCCTACCAGGCTCTGCAGCGCGCGGCCGCTCTCGCGCAAGGCTACCTCGTCCAGCTTTCGTTCACGCTGCTCGCTGAGAAGACGATCACGCTCGACCGCGACCTGACCTTGCTGCAGGTCGCAGGCCAGCTTTACGGGACCGTGGACGGACGCCTGGACGACCTGATCGCGTGGAACGATCTGACCGGCGAAGAGATCCTCGAACTGCCGAAAGGCAAGCTGCTCCGTTACTACCCGACGGCGTGAGCGCGCGTGGAGAAAGTACAGCTTTTCATCGACGCGAAAGAGCTCAGCACGTGGACCAGCATCAAGCTCTCGCTCGCCCTCGACTCGTTCGCGGTCGTGACGTTCACGGCGCCTTTCGACCCATCGCGGAAGGAGATCCGCGACACGTTCCGGCCGTTCACGTACAAGCCGATGCGCGTGGCGGTGGGCGGACGAACGCTCTTCACCGGCACCATGGTCGACGTGCTGCCGAGTGTGGACCCGCAAGCGCGCACCGTGGACGTGACGGGCTACTCGCTGCCGGGCGTGCTGCAGGACTGCGGCGCACCTGGCACGAAGCTGCCGCACGAATTCCGCAAGCTCACCCTGCACGCGATCGCGCAGAAGCTCTGCGAGCCGTTCGGCGTGCGGCTGGCAAAGCGCGCGGAGCCAGGCAAGGCGTTCGACAAGGCCAAGCTCGAGCAGGGGGCAGAGATCTTCGGCTTCCTCGCCGAGCTCGCACGGCAACGCGGGCAAGTGCTCTCGAGCACACCCGAGGGCGAGCTCGTGTTCTGGACGTCGATCGCGAGCGGGAACCCGGTGGCCTCGTTCGCCGAGGGCCGAGCGCCACTCTCGAAGGTGACGCCGCGCTTCTCGCCGCAAGACTGTTTCTCCGAGATCACCGGTTTCGGTTGCACGAAGCGCGGGCGACGGGGCGGCAAGCACACCGAGCGGAACCCGTGGCTGCGCAACGTGCTGCGGCCGATGTCCTGCAAGTTCGACGACACGGAGACGGCCGGCACGCCCGAGGCGACGCGCGCGAAGATGGGCCGCATGTTCGGGAACATGGCCACGTGGACGGTGGACGATCTGCCGGGCTGGCGCGATCCGGAGGGGTTCTTCTGGGAACCAAACCGGACGGTCAAGCTCCTAGCGCCGGGCGCCATGGTCTATCGCGAGTCGGAGCTCTTGATCCGCACGGTCGAGCTCGAGCAGGACGCGAACAAGGAATGGGCCACGCTCGGGCTCGTGCTGCCCGGAGCGTTCAACGGGCAGTCGCCGCCGTTCCTCCCGTGGAATGAGTGATGGGTGAGATCGCGATCGTCGAGTCGAGCGAGCGCGTCACCGAGGACGGGCTGCGGGTCGTCGAGGTGCAGTGCGACCCAGGTGGAGGCGCGAACGTCACGGCCGAGCACTACCAGCCACCGGGAATCGACTCGCTCCCGCTGCCCGGGGACACCGTGGCACTGCAGCCGTCCGCGGGCTCCGGGCGCATGCAGACGGCCGGCTACGCGGACACCGCGAACCCCGGCAAGGCAGCGCCGGGAGAGGTCCGGCTCTTCGCGCGCGGCACGAACGGCACGGCGGGCGTCGAGGTCTGGTTGCGGAACGACGGCAGCGTCGAGATCACGGTGTCCGGTGGCGGCAAGGTGAAGATCACCGGCGACGTCGAGATCACCGGGCAGCTCAGGGCGACGGGCGAGATCACGGCGATGAGCGCCGGACCCGGCGTGAAGCTCTCGACGCACGTGCACCCGACCGGCATCGGGCCGACCTCCCCGCCGACTCCAGGGACCTGAAGATTTAGGACCGCTCCTAAATGCCCCTAAACATCGCAGCGCTGCAGTCCGGGCTCGAGTCCGCGTTCGCCTCCCCTCCCGCGACGGTCGCCGAGTGCGCCCAGGCGTGGGCCGACGCGGTGCAGAGCTGGGCGTCCGGGATCTTGCCAGCATCGACGACGGTCAGCGCTGCGGCCGCGGCGCTCTCAGGCGCCCTTGCCAGCGCGTTTTCTTCCCCCGCGGCCATTCCCGGGCTCGAGGCGGCGTTCGCGACGTTTGCGGGCAGCGTCGGGCTCGGAATGGCTGGCTACGTGCCGGTCCCCCCGCCGTCGCCGGTCGGCTTCGCTGCGCAGTTTGGCGGCCCGCACCCGCCGACGCACGCGGCCGCCGCCCAAGCGATCGCCGGGCTGCTCGATGCCTGGATGCGCACCGGTACCGGAACGCTCGTCGCGCCCCCGAACACAGTCATCCCCTGGAGCTGATTCGTGACCGACGTCCTGCTCTATCCCACGCCGGCAGGCGGTGAGGTTGTCCTCGCGGGCACCGAGCCGCTCTACACGGACGACGTCGATACGGCGGTGTTTCTGAGTCTGTTTGGCGGCCAGGCAGGGGACGACGGTACCGACGCCACCAAGAGCTCGCAATGGTGGGCGAACTGGGAAGAGCCCGACCCGTCGCGACGCTACCGCAGCGCCACGCAGGGGCTGCTGCGCCGGCTCCCCGCGCTGCCCGTGTACCTGCGCCGCGTGGAGGACGCGGTGGTCGCCGATCTGCAGTGGATGGTTGCTAGCGGCGCCGCAACGAGTGTTGCCGCGAACGCACGGATCCCGCAGCCGAAGAAGATCCAGATCCGCGGCACCATCGTTTTGAGCAACGGGCAGACCAGAGTCTTCGAATTCGTGACGGACTGGGCATGACGATCAACGTCCCGACCACACAAGAGCTCTCCGACACGCTGATCTCCGAGGTCGAGGCCGAGCTCAGCCAGTCGGCGCCGCTCTTCCCGAAGGCCTTCGTCCGCGTGCTCGCGAAAGCCTACGCAGGCGTGGACGTGCTGCTCTACCGATACGCCTCATGGATCGCGCTGCAGCAGTTCGCCCGGTACGCCACGGCGCGCGAGGTCACGATCGGCGGCCGCAACGTGAATCCGCTGCAGGCGCTCGCCGATCTCGTTGGAGCAGGGCCGCCGCTGCAGGCAACACGCGCGGAGCACGTGGTTTTGGCGACGGTGACGAGCCAAACGGGTGAGCTCGCTGCCGGCGGCATTCTCACCAACAAGGCGGGCAGCGTCGTCTATGAGATCGTCGCGCCGGTTCCCCTGAACGCCCCGACGGTGAGCGTGGTCATTCGCGCCGCGTCGAGCACGGACGGCGGCGACGGCTCGGGGCCGATCGGCAATCTCGCGGTGGGTGACAAGGTCGACTTTGCGCAGCCCTACAACGTGCTGACCGAAGCCACGGTGACGGCCGTGCAGGTCGCTGGTGCTCCTGGCGAGGACATTGAGCGCGTTTACCGCCCGCGCGTCATGCGCCGGCGCGCGCGCAAGCCTCGCGGCGGCGCGTACGCGGACTATCAGGAGTGGGCCGAGGGCGTCCCCGGCATCATCCACGCTTACCCGTACACGGGCGACCCGGGCGAGGTCGACGTGTACGTGGAGGCGACTCCTGAGAGCTCCGGGAGCCCCGACGGGATCCCGACGAACGGGCAGCTCGCAGCCGTCGAGGCCGCGATCAATCTCGACGTGGGTGGCCGTGCGACGCGCCGGCAGGTGAGCGCAGGGATCAACGTGCTACCGATCACGCGGCAGGCGTTCTCGGTGGTCGTGACGGGCCTCACGCCGAACACCGCAGAGAACCAGGCTGCAGTCAACGCAGCCGTTGCAGAGCATCTGTTCTCTCGCGAGCCATGGATCGAGGGCCTGTCGACATTGCCGCGGCTCGATCGCGTTACGCTCGCGGGCGTTTCCGGCGCGGTCGATGAGGTCGCGAGTGCGCTCGGGGCGCAGGTGACGAGCGTGTTCGTCTCGCCGGGTCCCCTCGTGCAGCTTGCGCAAGGCACGAAAGCAAAACTCTCCGGAACGGTGGTGTTCAACTAATGGCGATCTCACCTAGCGCAACCTATCCCGGGCAGGTCGAGGCCGCGGCGGGCTATCCGCTCGGACGCGCGCGCAACGAGACAGTGGTCGACGTCTCGCGCGACGGCACGCCCTTCGAAGCTGTCTGGATAAACGATCTCTGGGGGTTCCTCCAGGCGCTGCTCACCGCTGCGGGCATCACTCCGAGCGGCAGCCCCGACCAGGTCGGTGCGTCGCAGTACTTGGAGGCGATTCGCTATCTGACCGAGCACGTGCAGGGCAACGCGTTCTTCGAGGACAACGTCGAGTTCGGCGATCCGGTCACGTTTCACGACCTGGTGCAGTTCAATGGCATCTTCTATGCCCTGTACGACGGAGAATTCGGCGGTAACTTCGCGATCGGCGGTGCGTGCACGGTCGCCGGGGCAACGACGCTTGGAGGCGCTTGCACTGTCACCGGCGTCACGACCCTCGTGGGAGGCTGCGCGACTACAGAGCTGCAGTGCACCGGTACGGCCACCGTCGGCACGCTGCGCGCGTCGTTCATCGACGACCCGGTTCAGCTGACCGGGGACGGGCGCATTCGTGAGCGCGCGCCGCAGTTCGGTGCGAACTTCGACAACTCCTACTCGGTCGCGGTAACGAACCTGGTAATCGCCGCAGCGATCACGGCGAACCGGGCCTACACGATCGACGACGCATTCGCGGCCAACGGCGACAAGATGACGTTCGTGAACGACACCGCTTTTGACCTCACGATCAACGCGCCAGGGCCGAGTGCGCTAATCACGCTCTCGGGCGCTGGGAGCTGGTGCGACGTGCAGCGAATCAACAACGCATGGCGCGTCATTCGGCACGGCTAGTCAGCGATCGAGGCGCACCGCCAGATCCCGTGCTGCTGCTCACCGGAGGAGGCACACCCCCAGTACGAACAGACCGGCAGTCCCGGTGGATCCCATGGGAACGCCGGAGTCGCGCTGCACGTCCCGGAACTCTCAGCCCTGTATTCCCAAGAACAGTAGACAGCGTCGCTGCTGGCGACCTTGTCCAGCAGCTCCACGGAGTAGCCGGGCACCTCGTGCGGCACGCAATCGGCGATCGCATCAGAGCCCCCGGCGCCACCCGCTCCTCCAATCTCTGGGGCAGCGCCACCCTCACCGGACGCACCAGAGGAGCCGATGTCGCCGCCCTCACCCGCCCCGGCGCTCCCCGCACCCGAGCCGGCGACACTGGTAGCGCCGGCGTTCGCTCCGCTCGCCCCGCTCGAGCCGGCAGCGTGCGGCATCCCTGCCGCGCCCGACGTGACAACGCTCCCGGCGACGCCCGCAGTCACCTGCCCGCCTCCAACACCGCCAGAGGCTGTTCCGCCAGCCGCCGCACCAGCCAGGGGCGCAGCGCCGCTCTGGGCCATGCCGGCAACGGGATCGCCAGCTGAGCCGGCGCCCGCCGCCGCCCCAGCCGCCTCGTTGCGATCATCGACGGAAGCTCCGCCGCACGCGACCACCCACAACGTGATAGACCAAAGACCAACTCGCATCGGGGAACCTGCCTTTCTCGATCGGGCCAGCCCGTTCGCCGTGTTCGCGCACGGCGCGCGGGCGCTACGCCTAACGATACGACGACTCGGACCAGCAGGTAAGGGCGCCGCGCGGGGCGTGTGTAGGCAATGACGCTTTTCTTTCGCGTTTTGCAGCACTTGCTGCCGGACGGGCGCGCCTGGGCGCCGCTCGACAGAGGGCCCCTCGGCCGCCAGCTCGAGCACCTGCTCAAGGGGCTGATGACCGGCGGCCCCGAGCGTGCGCGTGGTGCACTCGATGCCGTGTGGCCCGAGCAGTTCGGCGCGACCACGACCCAGCTCGAGGAATGGGAGCAGGAACTCGGCATCTTCCCGCGCTCGAGCGAAGCAGATCGGCGCGCGGACATCGCCGACGAGCTGCGCGTCGAGGACGCTGCCCTCGAAGGCGGGCAGTCACCCGGCTACCTGCAGGAAAAGCTGCGCGCGCGCGGCTTCGACGTTTACGTCCACGAGTGGTGGTCGTCGGGGCCGCCGTACGTTGCACGCGACCCGCGCGACTACGCCATCATGCCGCCGCGCGGATCAGTTCAGTGCGCGGCATTCGGACCGACGCAGCCGCAGTGCGCCGGCTTCATCGCGCCGGGTGTGCCGGTCCCAGGGCAGCACCAGTGCAACGACCTGATGACGACCAAGCCAAACTACCTGGTCAACAAGACCGGGAGAAACCCGCCGCCAATTCCGGATGACCCGGCGCGCTGGCCATACTTTCTCTACGTCGGCGGCGAGACGTTCCCCGATCCGGCATTCGTCACTGGCTCGCGTCGTGACGAATTCGAGCGGCTGATCCTGAAGTGGCGACCGACGCACCTATGGATCGTGATGCTCATCAACTTCACCTACGGCGTGTTTGACGGGACCTTCGACGAAAGCTTCGACTGATGGCGGTAGTGAATCGAGCGACTGCACAGGCAGCAGCGGACGTGATCCGCGACGAGACGACCGCGCAAGCCAACACCGCGTTGCGCGTCGGAGGGCTGTTTCGGGATCTGGCCGACTCACTGGTTTTCGGCCCGATCCTGAACGCGGACATCGCGACGGCCGCTGCGATCGCTGTCACCAAGCTCGCACCGGGCGCGGCGAACACCGTTCTTCAGAGCGACGGGACGACGAACTCCTTCGCTCAGATCGCGAACCCGCATGTGGCGAGCAACGCAGCGATCGCGGGCACGAAGATCGCCCCGAACTTCGGCTCGCAGAACGTCGCCACGACCGGTGTCTACAGCGCAGAGGCGAGCCCCGCTCAGACCGGAAGCTTCCGCGGCGGGGTTGCTGCCTCCCTCTACGGGCGCACCGCCGGCGGCGTAGACAAGGCGGGTGTTATCGTCGACACGGCGAATAACCGCGTCGACTTCGGGCTCTCCTCGGGGACTGCCGCGAGTGGCACGTCTCGCGTCGGAGCTCTGACAGACATCAGTTTTCGCGTGGCGGGCGATCAGCGCCTACTGCTCGACTCGCTGAAGCTATGGGCGAACATCAACGAGATCCTGGTGTTCCCGAATCAGACCTCATTCGGGATCTCGCAGCAACGGCGCACGTCCACGGGCGTCGCTGCCGACCTGGCGTTCCGCGCGCAGGGTGCTGCGGCCAGCACCAACGACAACGGTGGCAACGTGCTAATCGCGGGCGGCGGCCGAGCGGGCACCGGTCTGCGCGGCGCGGTTCGGCTGCGTTTCAATGCCAACGCCGACACGGATGCGACCTTCGAAACGATGGTCGAGATCGCCGAGGTGGCGGCTGGCCGCAGGGCCCTGGCGCTCTGCTTCGCCGCGGACGTCACCACGACGCAGCTCCCGGCCAACACCGGTGATCGCGTCGCGTGGCTCGCCAACTGCGCGACGGCCCCAACGGCCAACGCGGTCGGCGGCGTGCTGGTCTATTCGCAACTCGTTTCTGCGGTGAACGAACTGCGCGTTTGGTCCGACGGTGACTACACGCAGCTCGCGCCGAACGTCACCATCTCGCCAACGCACAAGATTACGCTGCGAGCGGGCACGCCGAGCACCGCCGGCCCCGCGAACGCATTCATCGAGTTCGCGCGCGAGGGTGGAGGTACCTCGTCCAGCATCGGACAAAGCACGGGGAACGCGCTGGCGATCACCGGCTCGGACGGCGTGAATATCTCCGGGCTCTCGAGCGGTGCGAACGTGTTCATCGGCGCCGGCTCTGCCGCGACGGCGCAGCTCGGAGCTGGCTCGGCCGTGGAGATCCTGGTTGGCGCCACAGCACGAATCCGCGCTGACGCCACGGGGCTCGGCTTCTTCAACGTAACCCCGGTGGCGCGCCCAACTGTTAGCGGGTCTCGCGGTGGCAACGCTGCGCTCGCGTCGCTCCTGACGGGGCTCGCGAACCTCGGCCTCGTCACGGACAGCAGCTCGGCCTGAGAGGAACAAAGCCCATGAAGCAGATCGTGATTCCGGAAGAACTGACCCTTTCGCAGCAAACCCCGACCGGCGAAACGCAAGAGATCCAGTATTCCTTCGCTGAGTTCGTGCTCGGCCTGATGAACCTCGACGAGCGCTTCAATGCCGATCTGCCCGGCGTTCGCGCGGCAGTGAAGATTGAGGCGCTCGTGAAGGACAAGCGAGCTGGCGAGACCCTCGATCTCGAGGATGCCGACTGGCAACGATTGAAGGAAGCGGCGGAAAGCCCTACTGGGCGGCGCTATCCGATTAGCCCGGCGCGTCGCATCGCCAACTTCCTCGAAGTGATCGTCGCGGCGAAGTAGCTCCCGCGCCCCCCCCACGCACGACCCCTTCCTCGCTCACCCCGGAGAGTCCACGTGACGGCCTCAGGTCTGCGCATCGATCTGATCTACGCGAAAAACCTCGTCTCGAAGTCGGCCGACACGGTCGTATCCGTGGACGAGGGGAGCGGCGGACCTGCGCCCGAGCCGCTGACCGTCTCGATCGTGAGTCCGCTAAACGCGGCCGAGTTCGACGAGGGCGACGACGTGATCGTGGAGTTCGAACTATCGCGCGCGGGCGCGGCCGCGACGGTCAACGGCAACGCGGCAAGCATCGTCGGAATGGCGGGCTCGTACACGTTGCCAGACGTCGAGGCTGGGTCGCTCGAGATCACGGTGATCGCGACGGAGGGGGAGGACGAGGCGCAAGACTCGGTGACGGTGCAGGTCAATGCCGCACCAGTCCTCAGCGCCACGCTCGACCCGTCTCCGTACGGTCAATACGTGCCCACCGGCGTTCCCGTGAGGTTTTCCGGGTGGGTCTCGAGTGAGGACGCAACGGTGGTCGTCCGCCGGCAAGGCGGGGCGGCACTCGGGACGGCGACGGTCTATCCGTCGATCAACGGCGCGGGTTGGTTCGAGTACACACACCCGAGCTTCTCGGTAGCCGAAGCCGCGTTTGCGATCGAAGCATACGCGACCGAGGCCGGTTCGACGCCCGGCACCAGCGGGACGATCTCGATCGAGGTCACGACGCTGGCGAGCGTTGCTGGCACCGGGCTAGCTGAAAACTGGCGCGCGGACTCGGGCGTCTCTGGCGACCGCACCACGTGGACCGGCGCTAACGGCAACGTGTTCTCGGAGGCGACGAACGTCCCGAGTCTGACGACGCTCACGCAGAGCGGGTTGCCCGCTCTGAGCTCAGGCGCCGCGAACACCAACATCAAATACAATAACACCTCGCTCGCGAGCGTTTTCGCAGGCGACGACACCCCCTTTACGGTCGCGTTTCTGGTCGAGCCGAACGGCAACCCCGACGGCGCCGCGGCCCCAACTATGGTGTTCGCGTCCGGCGCGTCCACGACGCAGCCATGGATCCGTGTGTTCGGCTGGACCGGCACCCAAGACTATCCGCTCTACCAGCGGCGCTCGGACTCGGGTACCACGCAGACCGCCGCAAACCCCTCGGGGAAAGAGAACCTCTTCTCGGCTGGCGCCAGCTATTGGGTCGTGATCTGCAATCAGGGTGGTACGATCAACACGTTCGTGAACGGGATCCCCGTGCACGTCGGCGCGACATGCAACAGCACTGGCACTCTCACGATCACGAATTGGACACTCTGGTGCCAGAACCTGGGCGGAGCGCTCTCAGCGTTCGCGAGCGCCAAGATCGCCGAGGTAGCTGTGTGGACGTCGGATCAGAGCGCGAACGTCGCGACGATCTGGGAGCGGTACGCAAAGCCGCGCTACTTCGACTCTGCAATCCCCGGCGCGATGGTACTCACCTCCAACGCGCTCACCAAGTCGGCCGTCAACAATACGATCGTCGCGCGCGCCCTCGCGACGCGCGGCAACGCGACCCCCGGCAACGGCGAGCAGATCTCAGCGTGGTTCGACCATGAACTCGCAAAAGTCTACATCGCGAAACGCACCTCGCTGACTTCGCGCTCGTGGACGACCACGATCACGGGTCTGGACCGGCTCGCGCCCGCGGGTGACTCCCATTGCGTGATCGCTCTGCGCCCCGATAACTCTGGCCATTGGCATATCTGGGTGGATATGCACAACGACGATCACCGGCACGCGCGAGGCGCGTCGCCAGGGGACATTTCTTTCCCCGCGCTGCAGGCGTTCCCGCTCGTGCCCGGGAGCACGACAGAGAGTCTCTCCGGCGGCAACGGCATGTCGTATCCGGAGCCCGCGCGCACGAGCGACGGAACGCTTTACTACCTCTATCGCTACGGCACTTCGGGTGCTGGCGATGCTCACCTGATCAAGTCGACGGACGGAGGGGCGACGTGGACGGCGTGCGGCCAGCTCACGAACGTGGCGAGTGGCTCGCTCTCTCCGTACTTCAATCAGGTTTGCGTCGATTCGAGCGATCGACTCGTCCTCTCCTGGACGTACCGGAACAACTCCGGCAACAATAACCAGGACATCTACTGTCTACGGCTCGATCCGCTTGCGTTCACGGCGACGCGGCTCGACGGCACCGCGCAGACCCTTCCGGTCACGGCTGCGAATCTCCCGCCTGTGGTCGACCTCGGCAATGAAGACGGCCTGATCAACAATCAGGGCATGTGCCTCGATGGGGCGGACAACCCGATCATCGTGATGCACTACGACAACGGCGGGACGAGCGGCGACACGCAGGTCAACGCGCATCGGTGGACTGGGTCCACGATGGTCAAGACCGTGCTGACGTCGTTCACAACCCCATACCACTTTGACGTCATGACCCCGAGCGGCCTCGACAATGCCCGCATTGGGCGCATGTGGACAGGCTTCGACGTGTCTCGAGACATGCTCCACGTCGTCATGACGGCGTCCGATCTTGGCCCCGGCATCTGGGACGTGCGGGCAACGGCCGCTGCCGCCGGCGCGCTCACGGTGCAGCCACCGAAGCGTTTGCTGAATATCGACGTCGGGCTCTGGGAGCCGGGCAGCGTGGACTCTGTGCGCTGGTCGCGTGATGGCGTGCTCAGCATGAACGTGATGAAGCAGCCGTACACCCCAGCGAACACGGTCGGCTCCCTCGACCCAATCGACGCGAACGCGCAAGCGTCGATGTTCGGGGTGTTCGAGAAGACCGCGGCGCAATTGGCCGCTTGAGAGGACCCATGAGACTCTGGCGATTCACGTACCCAGAAACCGTGGTCTGCGGCGGAGTGTCGGTCTGGCTCCCGGACCGTAAACTCGCCGAGCGTGCACGAGCGCTCGTGCCTGGTTCGACGATCGAGGAAGTAGAGGACCCTCCGCCAGAGGAGCAGGCCAGTTTCGCTACTAAGCTCCGCGCGGAAGACACCGTGATGCGGCTCGAGCGCTGGCTCGCGAAACTGGGCAAGCGGTGACCCGCGCCCTCTGGATCTGCGCGCTGCTGGTTGCGGTGCGCTTCACCGGCTTCAGGAGAAAACAACCGTGGAAGAACTGATCGCTAAACTCGACCCAACAACCTGGGGCGGCCTGCTCGCCCTCTATCTGCTCTCTGGGCTCTTCAGCATGCTTTTCGCGCGCCGTTCGCAGGTCGATGCATGGGCAGAGTCCCACCCTCGGCTCGCTGCAGTGCTCAAGCTCCTGCGCTCGCTCGGGCTCGATCCGTGGATGCTGCTGCAGAGTCTCTCGCTGCTCGTGCGAGGTCGGCTCCCGCAGTCGGCCAAGTCGCCGCCACACGGCCCGTCGCACCTCGGGCCTGCCCTGCTGCTACTCCTGGCCGGCGCGTTGCTCGGCGGCGCGTACGCTTGCTCTGCACCGCCGCCCGAGGAGAACGCCCGGGCCGAAAACGCGACGGTGCTGATTCTTCGGACCTCGACGCAGATCGCCGATCCCGTTTGGGAGGAGCCGGACCGCATCATCCGAACGCCCGTGTGCGGTGGGACGGCGCTCGACGTGGGCGACGGCAAGATCGAGATCGTCACTGCCAAGCACTGCCTGCACGAGGGTGCAACTTCGGTCGCAATCCAGACTCGTACGCATTGGTTCGTGCATCCGTCCGACTACGCGATCGCGGATGTTCTGCGGCGCTCGCCGACGCAGGATCTGGTGTGGCTTCGCGCGCGCGAGCCCGTCGACTTCACGGAGCTTTCCACGCAGTCTCCCGAGCGCGTCCTGCTGCTGCGGGAGGAATTCGGCACTACCCGGGCAGCGTACTCCGAAGGCGTCGTGAGCGGGCTCGATTCGCAAGGGCTCCAGCTAGAGGTCGGCGACTCCGGCTTCGGTGCGTTCGACGACGACGGCAAGCAAGTCGCCGTGATGACCCGGTGCTTCACGGATGCCGCGGACATGTGCGACGCGCGCGGCGGAATCACGGTGCGGCCGTGAGCGACTTCGCGGCCACTCTCGAGGAGCTCGGCGAGATCGCTGGGCTCGCGAGCAAGCTCGTTCCGGGCACCGCCGGGACTATCGTCAAGGTCTCCAGTCTCGTGCTGCAGGGCGCGGGCGGCGTCGTCCGTGAGCTGGACGCGGCGGAGCTCGAGCGCATCCGGCGCGAGAAGCGGCTGCACCAGGCGGCTGGGCGGGCCGCTCACAATGCCGCGAAGAACGCCGGTCCGCGGAAGTGATCGACACGCTGATCGACTGCGTGATCGCCGACCCGCGCCTGCTTTGGTTCCCGGTGCAGTTCGCCGCCTACGTGCTGGCTTGCGCCTTCGTCTCTGAGGAATTCGAACCGTGAAGATCGTCAATCGCCGACTCGATGGCGCGCTGTTCGTGGCGACGCCAAACATGGGCGGGCCCATCACGCCCGAGGTGCTCGTGCTGCACTACACCGTCTCGTGGCCAGCGGCGGGAGTGGTCCGCACGTTCCAGGACCCCGCGTCGAAGGTATCGGCTCACCTGGTGCTCGACCTGGACGGCTCGTGGACGCAGCTCGTCCCGTTCACTCGCTCTGCTTGGCACGCCGGACCGAGCGCATGGGAGGGCCGCAACGGCCTGAACTCCTGGTCGATTGGGATCGAGATCGTGAACCCGGGGCCCGTGTTTCCGCGCGCGGACGGCACCGTGATCGACGTGAATCGGCGCCAGTGGACGGGCGGCTTCGAGCGCCCCGAGCGCGAGCGTTTGCCGCCGAAGTGCCCCGCCTCGTGGACGCACTGGGCGCGCTACACCGAGCAGCAGATCGCCGCGCTCGAAGAGGTCTGCCCGCTGCTCGTGAGCGAGTATCAGCTCCGCGCGATCGTCGGGCACTCGGACATTGCTCCGGGCCGCAAGTTCGACCCGGGCCCGATGCTCGATCTGCAGCGCCTGCGCGAACTCTCGTTCACGGGCGAAGAGCTCGACGCGAGCGGCGCATGACGATCATCCCGCCCCCGGACACAGACGACACGAGCACCGCGGACACGCTGCCGCCGGAAACGCCGCTGCCAACGATCGGCGACCTCGGCAGCGTGCTGCCGGAGCACGTGCAGCGCTTCATCGAGGGGATCGCCGGAGCCGTATCGGACCGGCTCGAGCGCGGGTTCGTCGACAAGCTCGAGCGGACGCGGATCGAGCTGGCCACGCTCAGCCGGGCCATGCGCGAGGACCGCGCTGCCGTCGAAGCCGCTATGGCCGAGTTCCGGCAGGGGGTCCAGATGCTCGAGCAGTGGACGCACCGAGTCGAGAAGGACGCGGACCTAACGCGCGACTCGATCCGCTCGCACGGTCTCCGGCTGGCGGCGCTCGAGGAAAGCCGGGATGCGCTGCTCGAGCGGGTGCGCAAGCTCGAAGAGGGCCGTGAGGCGGTGTATGGCGGCGAAACGCGTTCTCGGGGTTGAGGTCCCGCCCCTGCCGGCCATCCCGGCGGACCCGGTGCCTGCCCCGCCGCGCACCCCCCGGCGAGACCGCACCCTGCCGGGCATGCCCGCACCGCCTGCCAATCGCCCGGCGCCGCGCGCGACGTTGCAGGTCGAGCCCGAGGCACCCCCGAGCGAGTCGGCGCGTCCTGGGGGCGACCAGCCGGGTCGGAGCATCACCCCGCCCGGGCACGCACGCGTTCGAGGGCCCGGCGGCTGGTCCGCGTCCGGCCCCTGGTGGGCGGTCGTCCTGATCGTGCTGATCGGGGTCGCCGGCTATGTGATCGTCGTCGAGCTCCGCGCCGTGAAGTCGGAGGTGCAGGCAATCGCCAAGCAACAGGCCGAGCGGGACGCCCGCGTCGACGCCGTCCACAAGGCGATCATCGGCGATCCGCTCGAAGGCAAGCCGGGTCTCGTCGCGCGCGTGACGGCGCTCGAGCACAACGACGAGGTGATCGCGGCCACGACCAACAAGCTCGGCGCGAATCTCCGGTTCCGCGACGGGCCGCCGTCGGTCGAATTCCACGCGCCGCCGCTCTCCGCTCGAGCCGCCCCCGTGCAACCCAAGGACGTCTTGCAGCGCCCGGGCACGCCGTGACGGAGGAGGGGCCTAAGCGGCCACCGGCGAAGCCGCTACGTCGCCATGCGCTCGCTGAGACGACGGTGGGCGCGTCTCCGTTCGCCGCGACCGAAGCGCCGACGGGCAAGACGAACCAGCCGCTCACGCTCTATCAGATGATCCTCGCTCGGTTCGACCCGCTCTCAGATCCGGAGCGGACCGACCTGCTCGAGCACGTGACGCTGTTCACCGATGCGACGGCCGCCGAGCGCCGGCTACTGCTCGACGTCGCGCGCGCTATCGTCCGCCGCTGACAGGCCCGCGCGCGGCCGCCGGATTGCGCCACCTCGGCGGACCGGCAAGCGCTGCACCACTTCGCCCCTCTGGCCCTTCACCGGGCTGGAGGGGTTTCGTTTTTTAGACACGCTCGACGCGCCGCAGATTATCCCAGCGCCGGTAGTACTCTCCGGAGCGCGGCAGCACGTCGAAGCGCCAGAGCTGGCCACCGTGCACGAATCCGCACTCGCGCGACCCGAACGAGACGAGCGGCACCAACTCGAGCCCGAGGATCGCCAGCAGCTCGAGGCCAGGGCGCTGCTCGATCGCCATGCCCTGCGCGTCGAGCGAGAATCCGGCGTCTATCGCGTCCACGCATCCGAGCGGGTCGATGCCAGTGGAGCCGCGCGCAGCCGCCCGTGCCTCGAATAGGTCCGCGCCCTGAGCTGAGCTCAGGAGGGTGCGCTGCTTCGCGATGATCTTGGCGAGCGTCATCTGCCCCGCCCACGTGCGCAGCCCCGGGACACGATCGGGCCAGGTGATGCGGCGGCGGAGCCATGAGGCGCCGTCACTGTTGGTGAGCGCAGTTGCGGTGGCCTCGAGCAGAGTCTTTCGCACGCGCGCATGGTCTCGCAGGCGTGCCCGCTCGACTGATTCCGGGTCGTCCTCGTCGCGTGGGAGCGATCGCTCCCCCACGAGAGCGTCGAAGCCAACGCTCGCCAGGTACTCGGCAGGGTTGGTCGTCACGTTATTCTCCCGCGGCCTTCCGGCCCTTGGCTCGAGACTTGGTCGCCTGCCACTCGGTCCAGTCGAGATCGATCATCGCCTCCACCTGCTCGCCGCGGTTGTACCCGGAGTCGGCGCAGATCTCGTCCAGCCGGGCCATCGACTGCTCGGAGATCCAGACGTGGAGCCGGCGTCGCCCGGCGGCAACGCGCGCCGCATTGGATTGGGTGGGCTTGGGGCTGGCCATCAGTGCACTCCTAGAATCTGTGCGCGAGTGATGCGACTCACAGCTCAACCGTGGCAATCCGCGACCTGACCGAAAACCTGAATTTCGTTGTCCCGCCGCAGATGCAAGGCCAGTTCATCGAGCGCGCATTCGCCTGCGATGGCGATTTTATTTACCGGCGCCCAAGCCCCCAGGCCAGCGAAGGCGTGGGGGCGGAAGGGGCAAAGTCGGTTAGCGACTCGCGGCGAATGCTTTCGCCTCTGGGGACGTCTCGGCCAGGATCGCGTCCAGGATGTCAGAGTAGACGTCGCGGTCGAGGTCGCGAATCGCGCGCAGCGTGCGGCTATCCACCCAGTTGTCCGGAGCACCCCAGGAGCTGTAGCCGGGTCGGCCGTCCTCGTGCGGGAGCAGCGTGACCTCGCCCTCGTGCTCGACTCCGTTGAGCGTGAGCGTGAAATCGACGTCAATGCCGCCCTCTACGCCTGTGGTCGTCGGAGACGCGGTCCCAGCGACCACATCGAACGTGAGCGGCACAGTAAGCACCACATCCTCGCGGTCGTCCTCGTCGGCCCAGCGGGGCGCCAGGTCGTAACCGGTGAGCTCGGGGTGCTCGCTGATGTACGCCTCGGCAGCGCCGGCAAGACAGTCATCCAGGTCGGGGTTCGCGCGGACCGTGATCTCGATTGATTGCGTCATCTGGGTAACTCCTCCGTCGTGCTGACCCAATCAATATAGCCTCGCCGGTGTGCACCGGCAAGCGCTTTCGTGATGTTGTTGACGGGGTCAGGTCGAATCTCGGTCATCCGATCAGTGCTGAACGGATGGGACTCAGCCCCCTCGAGGCCCGAGCAGTGGTGGCATGCCGCCCGTCTGGTAAGCGTCCTCGAGCTGCGCCGATAGCGCCTGATGCACGGTGCGACCGTCGGGGAGCAGGATGTCCGAGAGAAACTCCCGTTCGAACGTGCTGCCACCGTCCGCCACGAGTTCGAGTTTCGCTTTCACGACGAGCAGCAAGCGACGCCAGGCCGAGCGCGCGCGCTGTTCCAGCTCCCGTTTGCGCCACTCCTGATCAGGAATCCGGATGCGATACGGCTTGTGCCCGAGGTCGCTTGGCTTTGGGAGCTTCACGTCCAGGCGCACCATGCGCCCGCTGATCCGAAACTGCACCGCGGCGCGCCCGGCGTCGTCGTCCGTGTAGGTCGCGCGCTGAGTCGCGCCGTGACGCGAGAGCAGCGCATCCAGCTCGGCGCGCGTCTTCTCGACCGGCACCTCGGTGTTTTCGGCGAAGCGGTGAGACGCCATCAGCGCGGCCTCACGTCGACGTAGATCTCGTCCTGGCCCGCCACGTGTCCTCGCTGTTCAATACGACGGATCTCTCCCAGCTCGATCAACCGATCGAGGCACGCCAGCATCTTCCAGTTGTCACCGCAGCCAGCACCGTAACAGGGCGCTAGGCCCTTGAACGCGCCGGACAACGTCAGCAGGCGAAGCGCCTCATCACGCACCTTGAGAAACGCGCGCTGGCCTTCGTCGCTGAAGAGCCACGGCTTTTCGGCTTCGTAGGAATAGGACATCACCTCTCCTTTCGAAACACCCGGAGCGCGCGCTCGAGGTCGGACACGCTCAGTTTCAGCGACACGAGGGGGTGAATTATCAGCACCTCGCCGCGCTCGAGCTCCTCGCTGGGGTGACCCACAAGTTCGACGTGCACCTCGTGGGAGTCGTCCAGCATCGATGCGTCCAGCACCGGCTTCGCGTCGAGCTCCGCCTTGAGCGTCTCCGCGTTGAAGTACGCCTGGCCGTAGATTGTGACTCTCATGGGGGAACCTCCCTGGGCATCAGCCCATCAAGCGACCCGGGACAACGGGAGTTGGCGTTGCAGCCAGGCCGCTTGATGGGCGCGAACCGAAAGCTCGCGCGCCGTGGTTTTTAGACAGCGTCGCGGACTTCGCCGGTATCCCGATCGAATGTCTCGTCCGCTGCGTCGTCGAATCTGCGCTCGCCAGGGTCGCGCTCCGTGGCGGTCTCCTCCTGCTCCGCGGCGGGCTCTGCGGGGGGCCTTGGTGGGCTCAGGATGGCCTGGCGCCGATCCTCGATCATCGAGAGCAGGGCATTGAACTCGGCCGGCGGCATCGTCTTCTTCGCCTTGATGTCCGCCATCTTCGGTTTCAGCGCGTCGAGCGCATCGAGCGTCTCTGCATCCGCGATCGCACCCTCGACTTGCTGGAACGCCTCAGACCGTACGCCCTCGGACCAGATCGCCAGCTGCTCGCCGTGCGACTCGCTCAGCGGCTCGAGC